ATATGAAGCAGAATATTTAGCAGAACACGGAAAGTTACCTGACCACGAAACAAGAAGAAAATACATAGAAGAATTAGGTAAGCACGTTATGTCAGTCTACAAAGCTGACCCAACAACTGAACCTGAAGGTTTAATTTCAATGAAGAAAAAAGAAGAGATTGAAACAGGAACTACAGAATTTCAAGAAACAAAACAAGTAGATGAAAAAGCAGACCAAATTGTTGCAAACATTGACGCATTGACTGAAGTAGGTATAACACTTCCTGAAGGAGATTTCACTTGGTGGGGTGATGACACAACTTGGAGATTTGATTCTACTGATAAGAAAAACTTTTATAATAAAGAGATTCTTCCTAAAGTTGAAGGATATGTTAAACAAATTTTACAAGATATAGGATTAGATGCTAGTTATTTTGGTGAGTTAGATATGGAAAAATTACTTAAAGGTGAAAATGTTGTTGGTGCTTTTCCTGTTGAAATGCAAGATGAATTAGTAGAATTAATAGCTAAAAGTATATTTGGAGAGAAATGGAGTGCTAAATCTAGTAAAGATGTTAAAAACATTATAGCAGAAATAGTTGGTATAGACCCTAAAGAAATAGGTAGTAAATAATGGCTTCTGTATTTTCAAAAAGATTAAATAAAAATAAAGAAAACACTGATATTAGCACTATTAATTACAATTTAAAAAAAGCAGAAAATGCTGATTTAGCTTTAGAAGAAATACAAAGTGAAAGATTTTATAATACATTAAGAAGTTATTATTCTCATAGAGAAGGTAATGATAAATTTGATTATATGTCTCACGCAGACTTATTAGAATATTTTTATAATGATAGGTCTTGGAGAAATCATAATACAACTTCAATGGGTATGGATATGTCTAATGCTCTTACAGATACACCTGAAAGATTAAAAGAATTTGCTTACATACAACAAACTTATGAAGCCTTACCTTCTTGGTGGGACGACCCTAATAGAAGTTTTGGTTCTTGGTTAGTTGATAATGGTGGAGCTATGGTGTTTGACTGGGTAAACCTTATTGGTTTTGGTATTGGTGGTCAAGCGGCAAAACAAGCATATAAACAAGCATTAAAAACTGCTCTTAAAGGTAAGATGGCTAAAGAAGTTAATAAGAGAGTTTTATTAGAAGCTCAAAAACAAGCTACTAAACAAGGCTTATGGGGAGCTGTTAAAAAAGGAGCTATAACTGAAGGTTATATAGGAGCAGGTGTGGGTACTGTCCACGATGCTACGTTACAAACTACTGCAATAAAAACAGGTATTCAAAATAAATATAGTGTAGGACAAACTGCACTTTCTACTGCGGCAGGTTTTGGATTTGGAACAATATTTGGTGGAGCTTTTACTTATGGTGGTTTTAGATTAGGAACAAGAAAATTAAAAAATACTTCTATTAAAAATCTTAATGATTTACACGAATATGGTAGAAGTGAAATAACAGGCAGAAGATTATTTGAAGATTTATACACTGCTAAAGATAAAAAATCTTATTATAAAAATTTAAGTAAAGCAGAAATTGACCAAATAGAATACAAAAGTAAGTTACACGGAAAGACTGTAAAAGACCAAGTTGATAATTTAGATAATATTGATATAGGTGCTGATTCTAAGCAACCTAAAGAGCTTTTAAATTGGACGAAATATAGTCCAAAAAGAAATGCTATACTTTTAAAATATTTAACAGATGAAGCATTTGAAGCAGGAAGAATTGATACTAAAAAATTAACTAATGAAGAAACTGTAAAAATAGCTGAAACTTTAGGGGAAGACCCTGATTATTTAAGAAAATTAATTAAATCAAGAGCTAAAGATGATAAATATTTAGCGGCACAAATGGTGGCTCACGGAGATGCAATTTTAAAAGACAGTGATGATATGATTAAATTGTCTAATAAATTACAAAGACAAGATTTAACACCTGATGAAAAAACATATATTTTAAAAAAACTTGAATATAAAAGACAAAAGATTTCTGATAGTTTAGTCAATCATAAAGAAGTAACACAAGCTGTAGCTAGAGCACAACAAGCAGGAAGAATTAATAAAGATGCACTAAGAGCTAAGGAATTAATTATTAATCCCGAAGACATTAAAATGCAAGAATTAAAAGAATCAAATCCTGAAAAGTTTTGGGAAGCTGTTGCGAAGTTAGATACTGATGAACAAGTAATTGTTGCATTACAAAATGCACATAAAGTAGGTAAATGGGAATTAGCGGCTGAGTTTGTAAATAATAACTTACTATCTTCTCCTGATACACACATACTTAACATTGTTTCAAGTTTAATGCAGACTCAATATAAGCCTGTTGTAATGCTTATAAGAGCGGCACGTTTAAATCCTGTTAAAAATCAAAGAGCACGTCAATTAGCTGTAGAAGCATTTGATACTTATATACATCAATATGTTTATTTATATCACGCTTTAAGAGCTTTTGGTAAAAGTTTTGTAGCAGGTAGAAGTGTACTTGATAGTAGACAAATGAAATATGACAATTCTATGCGTCAAGGACAATTACAAAGTTGGATAGAAGCAACAGGTGAGTTAATAACTTCACCTTTTGGAAAAGCAGGAGAAATGGTACAAAAAGGTGTTGTTAAACCTTTAGGAATGATAACAACAGTACCATTAAGAACATTATCAGCAGGTGATGAATTTCTTAAAACAATGATGTTTAAAGCTAGACGTACTTCTCAAATTCATTCACGAATAAGAAGTGAAAATGATGCTAACATATTTTCAGCGTATTTTAAAGATGCTGATGCTAAAGCCGCATACAAAAAAAGATTTAAAGAAATAGAATCATTTTATCAAAAAGAATCAGGCGAAGCTATTTCAACAATGGCTATGAGTAATAAAGCTCCTATTGATGATATTAATAGATTAGCTGTGAATGACCCTTTACAATATGCTAGAGAAGGTTCATATACTCAATCAGCTTATTCTATAAATCCTAAGACAGGAAAAGAAGAAGGTGGTTTTACAGGTGGTGTACTTGAGCTTACTGCTAAACATAAATGGACAAGAGCTTTAGGTCTTCACTTTATTAATACTCCTGCAAACTTATTAAAATGGAACTTTGAACAAATACCACTATTAAGAAAAAGTTTAGTTCACGTTAGACACGCTTTAGCAAAAAATGCTGATGGAAGTTATATTAATCCTGAAGCGGCGGCTGAAGCAAATGCTAGAATGGTAGCAGGTATGGCTTTGTGGACTTCAGCTTTCTTTGCTGTAAAAGCAGGAAAGATTACAGGTGGGGGTTCAAAAGATTGGAAAGAAAATAAAGCTAGAGAAGAAGCTACAGGTTGGCAACCTTATTCTTATAGAACTGCTGATGGAAGATATATTAGTTTAAATAGACTTGACCCTATAATGATGCCTTTCTTTATGATGGCAGATTTAATGGACACAGTAGGAGATTTTCTTAGATACAACGAAGATTTACCTTCAGAAGCAGAAAACACTTTAACAGAATTATCAATGGGTGTAATTGCATCACTTACAAGAAACATATCTTCTAAATTTTATGCAAGAAACATTATTGAAACTGCATCATTTTTATTAAGTGATGATATGATGAAATCAAGAGCTCCTGATAGAATTGGAACTTCTATCTTAGCTAGAGGAATTTATAAATGGTTTCCATTATCAGGTGGATTAAGATATATTAATAGAGTAGATGCTGAGTATCAAAAAGAAATGTTTACTTTAAGTGATAGATTAAAACAATTAAATCCATTTATAGGTAAAGATAGTATTATGCCTAAACGTAATATATTTGGTGAAAAGATTGATAGAAAAAATGGTTGGTTATTTGGAATAGGTGGTAATGTAGGATTATGGTCTTCACCTTTTGCTATGACTAATTTTAAACATCAAGAAGTGGCAAGATTTTTTGAAACTAGAGATTTTAATTATAGACCACCACCTGCTGTAGATAGAAAATCTAGGATAGATTTAAGAACTATCAGAAACGAAACAACAGGTCAAACTGCGTATGATAGATGGAGAGAATTAACAGGACAAGTAAAAATTACTTATGATGGTAAAAAATACTATCTTAAAGATTTAATGGAAAAACTTATTATGGATAAAAACAGTCCATTATATGATGTTCCTGATGGTATGGTAGCAGGTAAAGATTGGAGACAAGTTATCTTATTAAAATATGTTCACGCCGCAGAAAAATTAGCATATGCTGAAATGTATAAAGAATACCCTATTATTGAAAGAACAGTAAAAGAAAGAGGAGCTTTCACGATATTCAAATTTGATGAGAATAAAATAGGAAAAAAGAAGAAATCTTACTTTAAATAATAAAGTACCCCTTTTAGAAGAGATAAACGAATAAATACAAGGAATTTAATAAAATATGGCAAATAGTTTTGTACGATATACAGGTAATGGTAGTACATCTTCCTATGCAGTCCCATTTAGTTATAGGGCTCAGGCAGACGTAACAATAACCATTGATGGTGTCGCTACA